AAGCCGATGTCGCAGTACAGCCATGCTTTGAGCAGCGAAACGTGGTTCTCAAACGCGGATACCAGCTTGCCGCTTTCGTCCGTGTAGGCGGCCTCGGTGGACACTTCGGTTTGCAAGCCAAGCTGGTCGCCAACCATCAGGTCGCTCCAATTGCCGAAAATCATCTGGGTGCGCTTGCTCTTGTTAACACCCACCTGATTGCTCACCTTGAACGGTGCGCCCATCAGCTTGCCAGCGAGAAGCTCGTCGCGGAACAGATACTCGCCGGTGTCGGACTTGAGGTTCAGCAACGCGCCTTCGACAAGGCTGTTGAATGTCCATCCCATCCCCTGTTCAGCAACGTTTTTGAACAGCACCTTTGCGCGGATGATGGCGAGCATATCGGCTTCGAGTTCGCCGTTGATGGCGAAATGCTCCACACCCTCGGTTTCGGTAACGCCCTTGGGCTGGAACTCGCCGCCCTTGCCGAACAATGCGCCGTAGTCGATGCCGAGGCGCAGCTGCGTCGTCAAGTCACGGGCAAACATCGCGTCGGCGTTGAAGCTGGAGGAGAGCAGCAGCTCACGCGAACAGGGGATGAGAGAATCCAGCCGTTTGCTGGACAGCCTCAAATTGCCGTAGCTCGGCTTGCTGCCCTTCATCTTGCGAAGCTCACCGGCCCACGTTGCGCGGGAGCCGCTGGTGAATTTCGGGATGTTCAAATTGCCGCTGGGCATGGGAACCTGCTGTGCGCCCAATTCAAACACGACCGTCCCCGGATACAGCAGCTCGATAAGCTCATCGAGGTACGCTTCGGGGATGAGGTAGCCGCCGTCCACGGGACTGGTGGCGTTCAACGCTTTGAATTCCGCTTCCATCCGCTGGTCGCCGTAAATCTCACGGGCAGCCGTTGCTGCCCGCTGCGGGTCGCCGTGCCCGTAAACAGACAGGCACTTGACGGCGCGAGCAACCTGAACCTCGGCGGGAACTTCCTTGTCCTTCGCGGAAACGCCCTTCGGGTTCGTCTTGCCATCGCCCATGAACACATGAGCATATTTGCGGCTTGTCGGAGCAGGACGGTTGCCGCCGCCGAGCGCGGATTTCACCGCAGACTGAACGGAACGTTTCAGCGCCTTTTGTGCCTTTGCCTCTGCACCGGAGTCATTCTCTTCGGCCTTTGCTCCCTCGTCCGCTGCCGCTTCTGCCTCAGCAATAACGCTTTCGGCGACGGCACCGGCGATGGCATCGACAAGCTCTTCCTGCGCGGCAGCCTCATCCTCATCGGTCCAATCCTCGCCGTCCTCCGCCTTGCGAGCTTTGGCATCCTCAATGGCGGTTTGTGCCTCGGCAAGAACGTCCTGAATGACTTCGGCAATGGATTCCTCGGTAACTTCGGCGGTTTTGCGCGACTTGCGCTTGGCATCCCCGTCGTCATCGCCGGTGGTTTTCATGGCTTTGCCGACGGCGGAGTCAACGGCGCTTTCGATGATTTCCTGAAGGTCATCAATGTTCACTTCGCCGTCCTTACGGCTCTTGTACTTTTTCTTCATGGTAGATTTCCTCTCTTTCTTATTGGCGCACAATTCGAATCGTGCGCTCTTGCTTTTTGCGGTGAATTGTGGCGTGACTGCCCTTGGCCTCCTCGCACTCTGCGATGATGGATTCCAGCGCATCGCGAGCGTCTTTCAAGGCCTTCAACCGTGCAGCGCTGATTTTCTTTCCCGCTTTATTCTCAGCGAGGAGCTGCGTTGCAAAGGCGGTTACGTTCTCAAGGGACTTATAACCCGTCACCTTGGCTTGGTCATTGGCTGCCCAAGTGACAAGAGATACTTCCCATATTGCGATTTCGCGCAAATGGCGGATACCCTTTTCATCCACATCGAACAACACAGGGTCATAGCCAATGCTCATTTCCGACAGAACACCGTCGGCAAGGAGCGTTCGCACATCGCGGCCCATGGTGGTATCGGACACCTGCCCTTTAATCCACAGCCCGTTTGCATCCTCGCGCAGTTCAAGGGGCTTCCCGATGGGAAGCGCACAGTCGTTATGCAGCGCGAGCAGCTTGATTCGATTGCTTGCCATGCCCTCCACAAGGGACTTCTGGAAAGCGCCCGGCTCAATGATGTCACCGCAAGAATCTATGTTGCCGAACACGGCAGCATAGCCCTCAAAGGTTCCCTCGTCGCCGTTATACGAATCCATCTTGAACGAAATGCTCTTGGTTTCTCTCACGACGCTACACCTCCATCCCGCGAGCGGCCTCAATTGCTTGCATCTCAGTTTCTCCTGCGCCCCACGCCAACAAGCGGACGGAACTGTTTGCGAGGTTGCGCAAGAGGTCATCATATCCGCCCTCATAGTTCGTCCGTTTGTTTTCATAGTTCACAGCAGGTATCAACACAAGCTCCGGCGCACTCATGCCGGGTGCGGTCATCTGCACTGCAAAGAAAGTCTCCCCACCTTTTTGCGCACCGGAGAGCGCGGCGAGAAGCCTTTCTTTTGGGGTTGCATTTGCCGGGTCCTTCTTTTTTGCCATTACAGCCATCCTCCTTTTACATGGTTCCGTTACCGCCGTTTGCCAACCGAACAGGAACAAAGTCGCAGCGGCATCGGGCCGTTTCGGAAATGGGGGCCATTGGGTCGCCGGGATACATGAGCTTGTGCCCTCCCACATCAAACGGTTCGTCAATGGGTCGGATTTGCCCATTGGCTCGTCTGTGTGTTGCGCGGACGTTATCGTCCCCCTCTGTTACCCAGCGCTTCCCGTCAAACCCACCTGCCTTGAACGCGCCCTGCTTGCCAAACATTGTGGTCGTGTGCGCTTCGTTCAGCGCAATGCCGTCCACGCGGTCTGTGCAATCCTTGACGGGGTCGAGGCAGGAGCGGATGAGCATTTCGACGTTGAAACCGTCTAAAAGCCCAGTGTGCAGCTGTGCCGCCAATTGTTTCTGCGTGGTGTCCACAATCAGTGACACTCTGCTGTCCACATCAAGGAACGACATCTGCATTTGCGCCCACGCATCAGAAAACAAGTCTTTGCATTCCCGCGTCTTTCGTGGGCTGGATTTTCCAACTCCGAAGCTGTCGATTGCAAGCCTCTTCCCATCCTCAATGCCCTGCTGCCATAGCGGCATTAGAGCGTTTTTGAGTATTTCCTTTTCCCGCTCCCAGTCAATCAGAGACTGGGTGAGGCCAAGGCATTGCTCGAAGGTGTTCAAAGACAGCAAGTGCGGCTCCGGTAGGTTTCTCAAAGCAGACTCCAGCAACTGCGCTTCTTTCGCAAAATACTTTTGGATTTCACGTCTGAAGGCAGTTTCGGTTTGCTGCATGGATTGCTCCAATAGGCGCAGCGTTTCCGCATCGTCCGGAATGGCATTTGCTTGCGCACCGGGGGTACTCTCCTGCTTCCGCGCGCGATTGGCTTCGCGCCGCGTGGGAGAAACCCGCTCCGGCTCCGGAGTGAGTCGCTTTGATTTCAACCCGTATGTCAACGCAGGGGATTGCCCTTGCGTCGGTTGGTAGATTTTTGAGGGGTCGTCTTCGGCACGGTAGAACGTACTCGCGACATCGCCCTTGTACACGTCTCCGGCAGGGCCGATGGAGGAAAGCCCCTGCATTTCGAGAGCAATATTCTTCGTAATCAGTCCGGCTCCGAAGTTCTCAAGTGCTTGCTGCTTCAGGAACTCATCGTTGCGCGGAACGATATTCTCAAACCGGTAGACCAGATTTTCGCCAAATTCACAGACGAGCTGTTCGTTGATGGCCTCTTCTCTTGCGGTAAGGCGAGGGCTAAGAACGTTTTGCGCATAAATGTACTGCGCAGCCTCGCTGGTCGCGCGGTTACTGGATTCTGTGATACCCATGATTTCACGAGGTACATTCCAGTGTTCCAGCACGGCGTTGCGCAGGAATTCGCGCCCTGCAACCATGTCGAGGTCACGCATATTTCCGCCAAATGAATTCACTGTGGCGTTTCCGTCAATCGCCACCGATTTGTGGGAGTTGAACGCGCCACGCAGCCGTTGATTCCAAACGGACAAAAAGCGCTCGCGCTGGTCGGCAGTGCTGTTCGGCATGGAAATGATGACAGCGGGTGTTGCATCGTTGTAGAAAAAGCGTTTTTGGAACTTCGCCGCGTATTCATCGACTTCGATTTCATCCGCGATGCTTTCCGCGTGTCCTGCGCCGCGCCGATAAGGGTCAAAGGGGCTTACGTCCTTTTGAACGAACATATCGTCCACGGAGATTTGTAATATGCCGCCGCTCGGCTCGCGAACCTGATAGAATGGATAGCCTGCATACGGCGTTCCCAGCACCCACTGCTGCGGAACGGTCCACAGCTCCCTTGGAATCCCAAAGCTGTCGCGCTCAATCACCATGTATGCCTCGCCGGTCAGCTCCAAATATGTCTGGTGCAGCTTGAACATGGCGCTTGCAGAGAATTCCGGGAGCGGATTCGGCTTGCGAATGAAATCAAGAAACGGGTGGGACAGTATCTCGGTTTCTTCGCCGGTGGGCGATACTTGGAACAATTTTCCGGGAACGCTGGACAAGTCCATTGAAATTCGGCTAACCACGGCCAAGCGAGGGCTTTTGCTGAAATACTCAACCCACTCCCACGAATTGCGCTTTGGAGGGCTTGTCCACTTCGGGACAAACGAGCTGCGCTTATCGTTGAACACGGTGCGGGTACTTTGATTTCTGCGGCGAAATAAACTGTCTCTCAGTCCCAATGTGCCATCTCCTGTCACTAAGTAATATCCCAAGACCAGCGCTTCTGTGAGAGCCAATTGAACGCGCCGCTTGACGCATCCACTTGGTCATCGTGCTTGCCGTCGGGGAAGTTCTCCATTTCCGCGAGGTATGCAGGGTTCCATTTCCCTGCAAGGAGAAGGATATTGCCCACCTGCCACTGAGCTGCGAGCGGTTCAGCGCGAACAACCTTGCTGTTGCTCTCGGGCTGAATTTGAACATCATAGCCGGAAAGCATGGTCACATAGCTTTCTGCTTGTTCCTTTCCTGCCTGTCCGGGGTCTTGCGCGAGCAAAACCTCAACGTTCCCATACATTTCTTCATCCTGCGCGGCAATATTCCGAACCGTTCGGCGCACCGTGGAAGCGTTCCACTGTCCGCGCTGAACGTCCGCGACGATGTACTTCCCATCGTCCAGTTGCCCCATCAGCACACCGGAGGTCCAGTCCGGGTCGGGGTTGGATTGCGTGACTTCGGTAGCTGCCAAATCCCAGCGGCGAACCCAGCGTGTCACGCCGGAAGGTATGGCCGGAACGATGTCTGCATCGGTACGCTTAAAATACAAACCTCCCGCTGGCTTGATGTTCCAGTTGCCGTGCAGCAGCTGTTCACGTTCGACCAGTGGGAGAGCTTTTAGGTTTGCGAGGTATTGCGGGTTGGCGCTGATAAGGCGCTGGTTGTCATAGACGCTGGAGGAGATGAACGTGACGCTTTTCGGTTCCATGCGTTCTTCGCGTGTGCGGAGGTCAAAGCGTTCCCACAGCTCCTCGCGGGTATCTGCAAAAATGAATTCCTCTTCGCGCTGAATCATCCACCGAACAATTCCGCTGCGCTCTTTGATGGCATAGCCGGTGTCGGGGTCAATCCACCACGAGATGAAATCGCGAACCCAACTGTTTGCGTCGGGATTGCACGTTGCCCGAATGAATGGCCGTACCCCGCAAACGGAGCGGTTACGCGACAGCATATAAACGAACGTGCGCTTGCTGAAATGCGTCAGCTCATCAAATGCGATTTCGCAGATTTGGGAGCCTTGCCAGTTGGACAGCTCGTCTTCGCGTCCAATATGCCGAAATGCAACCTTGCTCATGATTTCGCCCTTTGGATTTCGGAAAACCCACCGGCTCATTGAACGCTGTATTTCTGCGCCGCGAATTTGCCCATACATCTTTCCTGCTTCGTCCCACAGTGCGCCCTCGGAAAAGATTTGCGCAAAATCACGACGAAAAATCACAGCTCCGAATTCCTTGAAGTTCTTATAAGCCAAAGGCGAAAGCAACAATGCATACGATTTCCCGCCGCCAGCAGCCCCGCCGTATATCGCGATTTCAGCAGCCGTGTTCAGAAAATCATCTTGAGGCCCCGGCTGCGGCTCAAGAGTAATCCGTTTTGCATTGACATTCATTCATCCCCCGCCCCATTTTCAGAATCATTGCCCTTTGCCATGCACTGCCCATTTGGAGGCAGCCGAATAACAACATCTTCAAAGCTGTCGTCAGCGGCGGAAAGCGCAACCTCTTGTCGCTGCGACCACTCGCCGGTTGACCGCTTCCGATTGTTCAGCCAATACATCATCGCCATAGTGTCCGGGAGAACGCGACGTTTCCTCTTGACAATTCTGCCGATTTTGGAACCGCCCTCCCGTGTTACATCGATGACCTGCTCTTCTTCCTCGTATTCAAAGCCCATACAACGTTCAAACAGCTTTTTCTCAACCTGCGCATCCGCCGCGTCTTTGCCCGACTGCAATGCCGCAGCAAATGTCGGATACTTTTCTTTCCACACGCACACCTGCTTGCGGGAGATGCCAAATGCGTCGGCGACCTCTGCGTCCGTTGCGCCCTTGATTGCAAGAGACCACGCCCACGAATCGTGGTACTGTGGATTATAAAGACTGGGTTTCGGCATAGCTTATTCCCCCGCCAGATAATCCGCAGCCATATACTCCAAGCCCTGAAAGAGATTTTCGCCGGTAACTTCCTGCCTACCGAGCATTTTATCAAGGGCTTTGCGGATTATCTTTGCACTACCAACCGGAATTTTCGAGCGGCCAATGACGCTTTCGATGGGAACCCATCGCTTGTCATCGTCACTGTCCTCCCACGCTTCTGCGCATTGCGCCAAATTCCGGGAGAACACTCGCAGAATAAGGTCGATTGCCGTGGCGACGTTGTGGACGTTGTAGGCTGACGAAACGGTTTCCTGCGCGTCCAGCCAATCGTCATACTCCTTAAACCGAGCCAGATAAATGCTGTCGGAGCTTTTTGCACGTTCCAATGCCTCGCCGATGACTTTTTGTGCGGTCTCCAGTTCATCCGGGAGGAAAACAATGCTCAGCGTCTGGAACGTCAAATTCGCCTCCGAGATGCTGACGGCAGAGAACTGCTCCAGCAGCTCCAGCGTTTTGTCGTCCAGTCCGCTGTACTTTTTCATCTCGGTGTCCAGAATGCTCTCGTACAAGAGCTTGAGCGTTGCAGGGTCATCCTGCCCCGAAATGGCATTGTGCGAAAGCTGAATTGCCACTTTCTGGTCTTGGGTCAGCGGCTCATCTGTTGCAAGGCAGCAAATCTTTTCCAACCCCACCTCAATGGCCGCCATTGTCCGATGGTTTCCGGACAAGCAAAGATAGGTTCCGTCCGGCTCTTTGCAGAGGAACGGTGTGCTGGTCAGTTGCCCGTCGCGGCGCACGTTTTCAACGAGGCGGTTAAATTCCTCGTGCTTCATATACCGTGCATTCATTTCGAGCAGCTTGATTTCTCGCGGGTCTATCTCGATAGAAAAAACATTCACGTTTCGGACCTCCCATCTGTTTTGCTGTGCTTCTGTTTCCAAATCTCGAAGCCCTCTTGTAATGTCCACTTGCCCATGGCAGCGCCATAGTTCAACTGGTAGCCCTCGCCATAGTAACGCTTGGAGATGTCGCCCTCGTCGTCACCCGCACCATCCAGCTCCTTTTTCGTCAACAGCTCGAATAACCCCCGATACTTCATGGACACAGGGCGTTTGGTGAAGGCGGTCGTGACAAGGGACTTGACGCGTTTGTTTGTCAGTCGCTCGGCGAGCAGCTTGCTTTCCTTGCTGAGAGCGGCATACAGGACGAGTTTTGCCAACCGGCTGTACTTTGTGGGGGCAATCGGAAAATCCGACAGCAGATACATGGTGGGCGTGGCGATATGCTTATCCCAGTTGGAGAGGGACGGGCTTGCGCTGAACGCATAAACGCCGATGAGCTTGTCATCCACTGTGACGGCATAAGAAGCGGTTTCGGAGCCGGGCTTAATGTGTGCGTTCATGTACTGGCTGCGTAGCGCCTGAAAGTTTTCGCTTTTCAACGGAACAATTCGTATCGTTTCGCCGATGTCTTCGTCCTTTCCGAGGCGCTGCGTAAGGAACGGGACGCAATTCTGCCGGGGCATGATGATTCTCCGCTTTTCGGATTTCGCGTAGACGTACAACGGAACGCCGCGATTCGTCGTTTGCGCGATGCCAACGAGATGGTCCTTGAACTCCGGCAGCTCATCGTTTGTGCCAAACATAAAATGCTGCCGCTGTGTCATTTTGCGGAACATCTCGAAAATCTTCTCTTTGTCGATAAGGTCATACTCGGGCGGCTTCCACTCGATAACCTCTTCAAGGGCGGTAAACATCTTTTCATAGTCGCCGGAGTAGAACGGCGGATAGCAAATAAACGCGCTGTCCTCCGGGATGGTGTCCACCATTCCGCACACATCCCCGGCATAGAACGAGGATAGAAATGGCTGGATGTTCTCCAGCTTCGCTTTTGTTTGCGCGAATAAAGCCTTCCACTGGTCGGTGTACGCCTGAATCATTTTGTCGTAGTATGCGTTCGACTTTTTGCTGGCCAGATACACCGCCATTTTGGAGAGCAGCAGCGCAATCGTGAGAACGTCAATGTCTTCCTTCGCGTAGTCGCGGACGAACGCCATCTTGCCGTTATAGTCCGGCTTGATACGCGCGTTCAGCGGCGCTCCCGCAAAGAACTGTCCCAGCAAGCACGAATATATCGTAACATCGTTGCCGTGCAGCTTCGCCGAGGTGATGTCGCGCAAGGTGCGTTCAATGGTGAAGTTCCCGCTGCATCCGACATAGATGTCTTTCACAGTCCACGCGGTTACGATACCACCTAATATTTGTTGGAAAGACGATGGAACTGAACCATGAAACATGTATTGTGCCTCCTTTTACAAAGCTCAAATAAAGCACACCGCGAAATCTCACGGTGTGCAAACTGGAGCGAACCGCCTGAATTGAACAGGCATCTCCCGGCAGGAAGCCGGGCGGTCTACCGTTGACCTAAGTTCGCATATGCGGCGGGTTGCCCCGCCGGTTTGT